CACAGCATCAACTGTTGCTCCTACTGGTTCATCATCATTACCATTTAAAACATCTGATAACCACTGGTGGCAGTACATGTATACAATCACAAATTCAGATGCCATTTTATTCATGACTGAAGATTTTATGCCAGTACCGGAAAGAGTATCAAGAGAAGAATCACAAACAGTCACAAGTGGTACATCAAGATATGACCAATTGCAAGTACAAAATAATGCAATTTCTGGTTCTATCTTTAATGTACGAATTAAACATGGTCCAAATGAAAGGCCTGACTCAGATAAATTAAGAGGTTTCACAAGTAAAAATACAGTAAAAATGAGAGGTGTTGATGGTACTGGTGCTACACCTACACAAGTATTTAAAGCAATTGCTACGAGAGATAGCGAACAATCAGCAGTTTGGAAGTTTGAAGTTATTCAATATGGTAAAGGTTATACAGCTTTACCTTATGCTGTTGATTCTGAGAATGATTCAGAACTAAAATGTTATAGATTAGATTTATCACCTGGACTTGGTCATGGTGCTGATGCAGGAGACGAATTACAAGCAAGAGATGTTATGTTAACTTCAAGGGTGATACCTTTAGAAAACGGATTTGCAGATTTAGCAGTTGGTGAGTTTTCTATGATAGGTTTAATGAAAAATCCTATTGATGCATCTACAAATTTAATTGGTACAAAAGATTATTATACAGTTGCTAAAAAAATTACCTGTGATAATACAGCTTTATTTTCTATCAATGACACCTTCTTTAAAAATGGTGATTCAGACACAGCTGGAAAGGTAATAGCAGTCAGTGGTAAAGATGTTTTTTACATTAACTCTGGGAAGTTAAGAAAAACTTTCACTGATAGTGATTCAATAATTTCAACAGCACATAACAATGTAATTAAAAAAGCTACTAGTGCTGAAATAAAATTTAATAGCGGTAAGTTTCTATCAGTAGATTACTTGGAAAAAGCACTACAAAGATCAAAAGATCAGATAGAATCTTTGAATATACTATTGAGATTGTAATAAATAGAATGAAGAGATTTATACATGTCAACAATTAATTTAAACGTATCGCCTTATTTTGACGATTACGATCCAAAAAAGGATTATTTACGAGTCTTGTTTAGACCAGGCTTTGCCGTACAATCTCGTGAACTTAGTCAGCTACAAACAATTACACAAAATCAGATTCAAAGATTTGGTGACCATGTATTTAAAGATGGTTCAAGAGTTAATGAAGGAAATATTCATGTAAACTTTGATGTTCATGCAATGACTCTTATATCAGGGTCTGGTAATGTTAACTTTCCACTAACAAGTGCAGATACTGGTACAGTAGAAGGTAATATAGGTAATTTTTCTGAAACATTAATTACAAACCAAGCTGGAGATGTACAAGCAAAAGTCTTAAAAACACCTACTGGTATTAATGAAAGTGCTACAGCGGGTTCAATATTCTTTACATATATTACAAGCAAAAAATTTACTGATAGTGATGAAGGTTTTATCTATGCTAAAACAGCTGATAACCCAGGAAGCACTATATCACATGTAAACGTATTTTCAAAAGTTTCTAAATCTGCAGTGGCAACAATAAAAAATGGTGTGTATTACATTGATGGATTTTTTACTAGAATAAATGAACAAAATGTAGTTGTATCATCGACTACAAATAGGCCAACAGCGGCTATTGGATTTTCTATCACTTCAAAAGCGATTACTGCAAATGATGATGCTACGTTATTTGATAATGCTCGTGGTAGTACTAATGAAGGTGCACCTGGTGCAAACAGATTACAAAACTCTATAAGTGTACTAATTAAAAGTACTCTTGACCAAGGTTCTGATCCGACATTTTATAAACAAATAGAAATTAATAATGGTGTTATTGTCGGTGATACTGAAAGAGCAATTCAAGGTCGTACTAATTCTCAAAATCCTCAATACAATTTCTTAGGAGATGAGTTAGCAAAAAGACGTAGAGAAGAATCAGGTTCATATTATGTTAAAAAATTCTTGCCAAAAATTAGAGAAAACTCTTGGGAAGATTCAGATAGATTCGGTGTTTCATTTTCTCCAGGTATAGCTTATGTTGATGGTTATCGTTTAGAAACAAGTGCACCAAAAGATATTTACATTGACAGAAATACTGAAGCTAAAAAAGAATTCAATTCAAAACTTTCTATAAAAGGAGCACCTTACGTAGATATTTATGATATGACATCTGGTGTTTTATCAGGAATGCTATTAACTCAGGCTGGTGGTATTGGTTCATATCAAAATAAATTAGCATTACAAGATTCAGATGGTATTACAATCGGATTTGGTAGACCTTATGGTGTACAAGTCACATCAACTGCAGGTGGAACTGCTAAAGGCAGACTTTATATGCATGATATAAAGATGTTTCAACATATCACAATTGGTGATTCAGATAATTCAACTTATGATTCAGACCATACATCATTACATAAAGGAGTTTATGTCGCCGGTGAAGAAATTAAAGCAACACTAATTGGTAAAGTACAAACTGGACATGTAATAAAATTAGATAGTAATATCGGAGCAGGAGCTGCAGTAAAAAATGATTCAGATTGGACTGATTTTACAGGTACAAAAACAATTGCTGGAGTATCTCAACAAAGAAATGGTATATTAATTACTAATTCATCAGCTCCTTTCGCAGTTGGTGCACAATTATCAGGTGATGTACCAAGAGGAGCTTTAACAGCCGTAAAATCTAAAATTAAAACATCAAGATTATATGACTTTTCTCAAGTAAGAAGAATTAGAGCTGCAAAAGATGATTCAGACGGTGTTGGTTTTGCAGCCTTTACTGATTGGACTCCAGGTTCTGGTGCTACACTAAAAAATGTAGGTGGTGAATTATTAGGTAATTCAGATAAAACATTTAAAACATTAAGGTCTGGTACAGTTCCATTTGATAATGACTTTGAAGTGATGTACAAATCTCCACCAACTATTTCTTCTACTGAAGGTGGATTATCAGTGACACCCAATTTAACTGATTCGCAATGGAGTCATAATAGAAATGGTGATTACAAAAGAACAAGAATTGATGATGCTGTAGAAATTACAAAAACTTTAAAATACGGAGTCTTAAAAATCAGAAATACTGATAGTTCAAGAACTACAGCAGTAAACTCATCATGGTCTGCACAAGATAGAAGAATTAATATGTACTATCCAGACCTATACAAAGTATATAAAATTGTACAAGCTACAGATAATAATTCATTTGCCGAAAGTACAACTTTACCAAGTGCAGCATTTACACCAGTAAAACTTTCTATATCTGGTGGTGCTACAATTCCTCAAGGTTCATTGCTTATAGGTAAAGAATCTAAAACAAGAGCAAGAGTAGCATTATCAAACACAGTTGCAACAGGAGAAAGTACGTTATCAGCTACTACAGGTTATCATATTGTAAAATCTGGTACAGGATTGGCTGATGAAGTACAAGTTTGTTTTGAAAAAGGTGTAGCATTTGTAGCAGGAGAAGCTATCACAATAAAAGTACCTGATAGAGAAACTGCAATTTTAGATAATATTACATTTACTTCATTAGGAACTACAATAGCCGGCACTGATATTACTAACAATTATCTTGTGGACAATGGACAAAGAGCTGATTATTATGGTATTGGCTCTATTATTAGAAAAAAATCTGTTCCTGCACCATCAAGTGGTGACTTACTAGTTTTCTTTTCTTACTTTGATGCTGATCCGTTCCAAGGTTTATTTTATAGTGTTGATTCATATGCTGCAGACGGTTTTTATTCAGTTGACCCAAGATATTTTAGAGAACCACAAGAAATAAAAAGTTATGAACCTTTAAATGGTACTAATTTAAGAAACTCAGTAGATTTTAGATTTAGACAAAGACTAGGTTCTAATTATTCAACAGCACAAAACCCACTATCATTTAGCTGGAGAAACTTAGAGAATACAGGTACACACGTAATGCCTGATGGTCAATTTTCCACAGATGCAGAATATTTCTTAGGACAAAAATTATCTTTTGTACTTAACAAAGATGCAGAAATTAAAGTTATACCTGGTATAGGTGATACCAGAGCTGCAACACAGCCTGATTTGGCACCTGGTACTATGTTATTAGCAACTATTGATGTACCACCAGCTGTAAGATACCCTACTAAAACTATTGATATAGCTGAAGGTCAACAACGTGGTTTTACCATGAAAGACATTTCTAAAATCGAAAAACGTGTTAGAAATCTTGAAACATCTGTATCTTTATCTTTATTAGAGTCTCAAGCATTACACGATAATGTAGGTACAAGAGTAAAATCTGGTTTTGTTGTTGATGATTTTTCATCAGTTATAAGTACACCAGGTGATTTACAAAACAAAGAATTTAGAGCTTCTATTGATACACAAACAAATCAGTTAAGAGCACCTTCAGTTGAAAGAGACATAGTTTTAGAACGTTCTGATGCCGGTACAAACATTGACCCTTATTACTTAACTCAGGGTCCTGGTTATATTATGAAATCTTACACTGAACAAAAAATGTTAGAACAAACATTTGCTTCTGAACTTGTAAGAATAAATCCTTATGCAGCTTGGACGTATAGTGGAATAATATCTCTAACACCTAACCAAGACTTTTGGAGAGACCCATCTTGGAATATTGTTGAAAATTTCTTTATTGATAGAACAGCATTTGGTGGAGGTACAACTTCTGTATCCGAAGCTGTATTTGATAACTTAACACCAGTCACAAGAGATATTCCAAACACAGAATTTAATACTACAGAAACTAACTGGACTGGAACAACTACTACAACTACTACAACTAGTCTAGGAAATATTTGGACGTGGTGGCTTGGTGATACAACAACTACTACAGAAACTGAAACTGGTACAACAACAACTAGTAATTTCATAGCACAAGAAGAAGAATTTACAAGTAGTAGTAATTTTAATATTAGAGAAGTAAGAGAAAAAGATGATGCATTCATCAGATCGAGAGTTGTAGAATTTGTAGGTACAGGATTCAGACCTAACACTGACTTAAAAGCTGTCTTTGATTCTGTAGATGTTTCAAATAATTGCCAGCAAACAGATTATTTACCAATTGATGTTTCTACAACAAGAACTTACGGTACTGTAGGTGCTTTAAGAACAGATGGAAAAGGACAAATTAGAGGTAGATTAACTATACCTGCAAGAACATTTAAAACTGGTACTAAATCTTTAGTACTTACAGACAAAGATGGTTCTGCAACAACAGAAGGTCAAGTCATATATGAATCAAGAGGTTTCTTTGAAGTTGGTGATTTAGTCTCATTAAGAGCTACACGAGAAGCTGGTAATAGACTTATATCACAATCAACTTCAGATGCTACACGTTCAACATCAACTACAACAACCACTCCTTTTGTATGGCCAGCATTGAACTGGAACTTTGGAGACCCAGTAGCACAATTATTTACATTACCACTTGACCCAGGAAATGACCCTAATAACTTTAATCCTGCTAATCAAAATGCCAGAGCAACTGGTTCGTTTATAACTTCAGTAGATATTTACTTAGGATTTGTAGATACTAGAACAAACAATGACCATGTACTTTGTGAAATAAGAAGTACTGAAAACGGCTATCCTGGCAGAGATATTTTAGGTAGAGCAAGAGTAGATGTCACATCTGCAAATGCTAACTTATTAAAACCTGCAACCAAAACAAACTTTAGATTTGATGCTCCAGTATTTTTAAGAGAACAAACAGAATATGCAATTGTATTACTTACACCATCTGATACTACATCAGTTTGGACAGCACAACAAGGACAAGAAGATGTAAATACTGGTGGTAAAATTGATAAACAACCTAACGTTGGTGGATATTATGGTTCATTCTTTAGTTCACAAAATGGAAGTACTTGGACGCCTGAACAAAACAGAGATTTAACATTTACAGCTAATAGAGCTGAATTTACTACAGCTGATTCTACAATTACTATGAGAGATAAAGCTAATTTTTATGGTCAACCAATTGGACAAGCGGCTCAGGGATTAGCTATTGAAACATTTGATAATTCTTATTATATTAAAGTACATCATCCTAACCACGGTATGTATGGTCCTGATGATACTCACCAAGTTAGAATACTAGGTGTAAGTGGTAATGGTACTATTAGTAATGGTGCAGACTCAGACCTAGTAAGATTTAGAGGTGAATCCGTATTAAATGGTATTCCAACTTCATTTATTAATAATGTAAGTGGACTTTCTAACTTAACAACATCATCAACAACAGCTAGACATAAAGTAAAAAATGCTACACAAGACACTTATATGATAGATTTAAGTGAGCAAGATTCTGATTCAGCTGCAATTAATTCTAATCCAGTCACTGGTGGTTGGCATAAAAGTGTTAAAGCTGGAAAAGGTGGTGGTGAAAATGTAGTTGCTACTGGTAGTATACAATATGATGCAGTACGAACAAATACATCTCCAATTATATTTGATGAAACAACTGTTGAATCACAGCTTAAAACAACAAGTGGTGCAAACTTAATATTAAGAGCTGCTTCTAACTTATTTGGTTATAGTACTGGTGATCAATATTATGATTCACCTCAAGTAAAAGAAACTAGTTTCAATCGTGCACCAATAGATAGAATTGTAGGTTTTTCTTCGCCAAGACTAGTTAATGGTTCAATGAATAAAACTGCAACCGCTGATTTTGAACAACAAATAACTTTAAAAACAACTAACAAATTTGTATCACCAGTAATTAGATTAGATTCTGCAAGTACTATGTTTGCTTATAAAAATAACATTGGTACATATATTGATGATTCAGATATGTCTGGATTAGTTGCTACACCTGTCACAGCTACATCAACTGCAACAGCACAAACAGAATTTGCTGCTTTCCAAGCTGGAATATCTAGTAGAGATGAACAAGCTGGTTATATTACAAAAGTTTTAAAATTAGATGTACCAGCATCACAAATAAGAATGTTCTTTGATGCTGATATGGACCCATCTGGTGAGTTCAACATTAGATACAAAACAAGGGCAGTAGGTGATAATACAGAGTTCGGAGAAATTGAATTTGAAACATTCCCAAGAACTCAAATTGTAAATGAAACTAATTTTGGTAAATTTAAAAGTTCTGCAGTATTTGAACAATTTAGTCTTACACAAGATTTAGGAAAAGAATTTGATGCATTTCAAATAAAAATAGAAATGAATAGTAAAAACTCATCATTTATAAGCAAATTACGTGATTTAAGGATAATAGCAGTAGCATAATGGATAAAAAACATTTAAGAAGAGACCCCAAGAGTGGAGCTATTTTAAATACTAATAGAGCTGCTTATGATGAATATAAAGCTAAAACTCTAAAAGATAAACAAACTGAAACAAGAATAACAAGTTTAGAAACAAAAATGGATAAAATTTTAAAATTGATGGAGAAGATAGCAAATGGCTAACTTAAAAGACATATTAGTACCTAATTTTGGATTTGCAGATTCTGATACACAGGTTGGTATTGCACCTGTAAATACTCAGTCTGGCACTATTGCCTTTAATGATTCTAATCGTATAGTTAAAAACAATGTTAGAATTAATATTGGTTCTTCTCCAAACTCAAACACAGGTGACCCATTAAGAACTGCTTTTATTAAAGTAGGAAACTTTATGGAAGCTGTTTATAGAGCAGACTCAGATAAAGATTTACGTATTAAAAGATTTGAAACTCCAGTGGGTGATTCAGATTTTAGAATCTTAGGAGTTAAATCATCTAACGATTTAAGATGGGATTCTGATGCAGTACACACAAATATAGGAAATAATACTACTGGTTTTGATAGTGATACATTTGCAGGTTTGAAACCCGGTGATACAGTATTCTTAACTGATAGAATTGACCCATCAGGTCGTCAAGCATTTATTGATAAGTATTCTAGGTCAAATCCTCATGGAAGAATAGATATTAATACTGTACGTTTAAAAAATAATGAGTATAGTGTAAATGCTCCAGCTTTTTTAAAAGTTGGTGCTGATGGTCTTTTAAAAGTACAAACTGAATTTTCTCTAGACCAAGTAGGTTTAGATTTTGATGGTGCTTTATCAAGATTAAGTGCTGGTACTCAAACAGGTAAATTAGCTGCAGCTGACCAACAAAAACTGTACTCTGACTTTAATGAAATTCAAGGATTGACTAATTCTTCATTTAGAATATCTGCTGATAACGTTGAAGATGCATTTGCAGAACTTGTCGCAAGACAAGTTAGGATTGGATATGATGCAGGGTTTTATGGGTAATGAGCACAAATGTCATCAGTAAAGAACAACTTTGCAGGTTTTACAATCGCACCAACAGGCTTTGGTGGCGATTCTGATAATGATTCAGATTTTGGTGAAAATCTAAACCGTTCCATACAATCAATAAATAAATCTTATTCAATTAAATCAGGTATTCAAAATACTTTTATTGATGGTTATATAAACCAATTTGGTGCGTCATCTAGGTTTTCTACAAACGAACAAAGAACAATTCAAAACTTAATTAGAGAGTCTATAAATGTAAATGGTATAACTGTTCGTTATATGCCAAGAGCATCAGACTATACTGATAATGTTTGGAATGAAAGACCGGAATCACACTTTGATTCAGGTTATCAAATTGATATGTTATTGGTTGCTTCAGCTGGATTTGAAGGTGAAGGAGATACTATGACTCTATATGGTATGGAGTTCAGAGAAGAAGTTATCATGTCAGTTGCAATTAATAGATTTACACAAAGAGACTCAGATTATAGAACAATATTAAAACAAAGACTTACAGACTCCGATACATTTGGAGCTTCATCTGCTTCTAATGATTCTGATTCTGATCAATATCAACATTTACTTTCAAAGTTTTCAAGAACAAGACCTCTTGAAGGTGACCTTATTGTAATTCCATTTGGTAGGTCAGCACAAAACAAAAGTCAGTATGTTCCAAAGGTTTTTGAAATTACACGTGTCACAACATATCATGATGGAGCATTTTTCCAATTAGGAAATAACTATCAATATAAACTACATTGTAAACTATTCGAGTTATCAGGAGAAGATTTATATTTCAATCCTACTGCTATAACATACGACAATACTGGAAAAGCTACAAGTACTACAGATCAAATTGTTAGTCAGGCAGCTACAGGAATTACATTTACAGACTCGGAAACTAAAGCTATAGATATAACTGATAGCGATTTAATTTCTGATTCTTGGGCATCAAATACCGAAATTGAACAAAGAGCTGAGAATCAAGAAGTATACGATAATAACGGCATCGTACGAGAAACGCCGAAAACAATAACAGATGACTATACAGCTAGAGCTTTTGGTCAACCTGGTATAAGAAATTTGGATGATATTTAATGTTAGGTACTCAATTTTATCACGAAACTGTTAAAACTGCAACTGCAGTGTTTGGTAGTTTATTCAACAATATTGTTATAAAAAGACGTGATGGCAAACTAGTACCTGTTCCAATATCTTATGGACCAAGACAAAAATGGCTTGAAGCACAAAAAGGTTTAAGACCTACTGAAGAAATGTTTGAAAGACTTTTACCAAGAATGTCTTATCAATTTGTTGCTATGATATATGACCAAAATAGAAAACTTAATAACAAACCTAATATCTTAAGAGCACCAGATAGTTTAGCATATCCAAGACAAAAAGCAAATATGCCAGTTCCTTATACATTGTCTTATACTTTGTATTGTGAAACAAAAACTTTAAATGATGGTTGGCAAATAATAGAACAAATTGTACCATTTTTTAATCCAGCTTATACAGTAAAAGTAAGACATTTTCCTGCAGATGCAGATACAAAAACACCTGTTCCTACAAATGCATTTGATATGCCTTTTTCACTAACATCAGTGACTTGGACAGATGATTTTACAGGAGATATTACTACAAGAAGAACAGTAGAATGGACATTAGAATTTGAAACAAAAGTCTGGTTCCATGGACCAATTGCACAAACCAAAGTAATTTTAGATTCAAGAGCAATTGTAGCAACTCCAGGAAATGCTACTGATTCTGATAGAAAAGACATTAACTTATTACGTAGAAGTGATAGTGATTTACTTGGTGCTGATGTGGGTCATGTAGTATTGAAAACACCAGACTCGGATGCAATATTTGATAGTGATTCTAGAGTTAGTCCAAGAATTACCAATTTATCTGATTCTGATGGTAATGTTATTAAGATAGTAAGAGATTTTAACCTTTAGTGAAATAAATAAAACATGGCGACAAAAGATTTAATTAATTTAGGTATATCCCCAGACTCAGGTACAGGAGACTCAGCTAGAAAAGGTGGGTCTAAAATCAATGAGCTATTTGCTGATGTATATAGTAAATTTGGTGATAATCCTATTGGCCAAGATGTAGATAAACCATTCTACGGTTATAGAAGAAGATTTGGTGAATTCGAATATCGTGTTGGTGAATTACATCCAGCAGGTAAATATCTAAATATATCTTTTAGAACGCCAGATGCTACAAGAGATTCAGATTACAATTCAGGTTTTAAATTACTTGACCAAACAAGAGGTTGGAGAATAGATGCAGATTCTGATGGTGATGGTATACCAGACTTATATTTAGATTCAGAATTTTACTTTGCATCAAGAGGTGAAATGATAGATGTTGATGCTTCAGGTATTAACACTAATAGAACTTTTCATGTAGTTTTACCTTTAGCTCAACCAGGTGATGTTATTAAAATTAGAGAATCAAGAGGTTCATTCTCTAATAGTAGAACTATGTCAGTTTGGACAACACCATTTAGATTTAAAGATTCAGACCAAAGAGCTGAATGGGCAACTAATTCTGGAGGCATATCAGCCCCTGATGCTAGACATACACATATTAGAAATGTAGATGGTATATTTACAAATGCAGCAGCTTTTAGTATTCCTTTTGATTCAGAAGGCGCAGTTTACGATAAAAGAGCTTTAGGATATGGAGTAAACTATTCAGGTGTATTAAGTTCAAACGGTGTTAAATCACCTGTATTACTAAATTCACCTCACTCAATTTATGAATTCACATATTCAGGACATGATATTGGTTGGGTATTTGTAAGACAAAATATTAGGTCAGCAGCAAGAGATTCAGATTCAATAAGAATATTTACAGATAATTTTGACTCAGATGATTGGCATAAAACTACATCTGCATTTAACATTAATGGAGTGGAAGAAGTACCGGCCGGAAGATTTATGCTGCCAATGACTGCGGCCGCTTTTACAGATTCACAACAAAATAGAGAATTCGCAAACTTAGCATCAGTGATGGATGTGAAAGTTTTCAAAAAAGTATATAAAGCTGGAACATTAGCGGCTGTAAATACAGAAGTATTAGGTTTTATAAGAACACAAGCTTATAATGCTATTGATTCTGAAATGACATCATCATCTCCAGACTCAGATAAAATACAGAGATTTAAAACAATATGGGGTACACAAGGTGCAGACTCAGATGCAATATCAGGAAATCCAAATAGTTATGGACACGATGGATATGTTGGGTTTGAATCAGCTGACCAAATGTACATACCAGTCACCGTGACAACAGTGACAGATACTGCAGGTAATGCTATTATCTTTTCTCAGACTAAATTTAAAGGTCAAGCGAAGATAATTACAATGGGATAAATAATATATGACTATTAACTTTTCAAATGGCAGACCAGTTTATAAACACCGTAGAAGTTTATCTACAGGTTTAAATGCTGAGGGTCAACCGACTACAGACCAAATTGAACAAGGTGAGATAGCAATTAACCTATCCACTAGAAAGTTATACACAAAAAGACCTACAGTCACAAGAGACTCAGATGGCACATCTAATATTTTAGCTGTAGAAAAAGTACAGATATCTGGTGTCAAATATAGAATGCCAGGATTTAGACCGTATGGTCAACAATTTCAAAATGGTTCACAAATTAGAATTATTTCTAGAAGAATATTAGATTCAGACCAAGCAGGATTAAATGTTAAATTAAGAATCAGACAATCTGGTTTCTTAGATTCAGATTTTGCTTTAAATTTTGTAAGAGATTCAGATGGTTATTCACCTACATTTGTAGATTCAGATTCTACAAAAACTTTATCAGCAATTACAGGTTCTGGTAGAGATTCAACTATTCAAAATGGTGATGGCAAAAATTATAAAGTAAGACACATACCAGTATCTAAAGCTTTTAGAAATAGAGCAAATAGTGATAAATTAAAATTACTATTGCATGATTCAGATGGTACTACAGATTCAGATATTACACCTGTAAATGCTGTGCATGGTAGTAAATTTGGTGGTGGTGTTGTAGATATATCTTTCAATATTGATTCAGATTTATCATCATCACAAATTGCAACAAGAATAGCAAATGCTGTAAATGCATCAGCTTCTCTTAACTCTATGGACCAAAACATTATTGCTGAAATAGATAAAGTAAATGCATCCATCGTTTACATTTATGGTGGTGATAAAAAATTAGAAGTAGAAGCGGCAGATAAATTTGTACAAACTACAGACCATTCCATTACAGCTTTACGTAAGTTTGTACCTACAGATTCAGATACATTTTTCTTAAAAAGAGATTCAGATAATGATTCAGACTTTGCAAAACGTGTAGAGATTACTTTCTTCTTTGGTGATGAAACTACTCCACGTATAGCATCTTCTGGTGAAGTAATGGAAACATCTACATTTGGTATTAATGAAATAGTAAATTCACCAATATATCAGAGAAAAGGTATTACTCTGAAAAATATGGTGGGTAATATTGGTACAATTGACTCAGATGAAACAGCTCCTGGTCAAATGGGTGTCACTGAAAATAACAGATTTAAAATTAGAGGAGCTGCATTTACTGGTGCTGATGAAGTTGTCACACTAAACGCAGTTGCAGTTGTTAGTGCTACACCTCCAGCGTTTGATGTTGAAAATGGTTCATTATGGTTAGAAGATAATAGTAATAAAACACCAAGATTTGATTCAGTGGATTCAGAAACACACCACATGGAAGTTGTATTCAATAGACGTGGTTCATTCTCAGGTAATCCAGATTCAGAATTCTCAGTTCCTTATGGTGCATTAGTAAATCAAACTGCAGCTGATTCAGAAGATAAAGTATTACAAATTGATGTAGGAGATTCAGAAGCAAGGGTTGCTAGAAAAATTGTTAACTTATTAAATGATTCTGACTATGCAACAAGAGCAGGTAGAAAAGGTACAGCAATTCAAAGAAACTCATTTGGTTCAGGTCTTATGGGTGTTTATGATTCAGATTCAGATGGTTCTCCTAGAGGAACAGGATATAACTTTATATCAGTTATGTATGATTCAGAGCATGACTCTGATTTATTTGGTAAGAGAATTTATCTACCAACAACTGATGATTCAGATGGTAGAAACATAGTTGTAAGAACTGGTACAGATACCGATGCACA